ATTCTGATTTCTTCTTTTTACTTTTACACCATCCGGATCTACAGCATTTTCTCTTAAAACTCTTTGGTTTTGATCTATTTCTCTTGATACTACACCGTCTCTCTTAACAGATGTTCTTTTACGTGTTTGTTCTCTTTCATTATAACCAAAAATATTACTTCTTACAGTTTCAAGTTCATTCGGGTCTTCAACATTTATTTCTGTAAAAGCAGTTAACATATCGAGTGTTATTGCTCCAGATGCATCACTAGACATAGATACATCACCTATCCAAATTGAATTAGAAGCAGTATACAATTCATTACAATAAATATTATTTAATCTCGCCCCAGCAGCACCTATATCATAAACACCATTTATATCAGGAATAAGACTACCAACAATTGTACCACTTATATCTCCTGTACCACCTCCTCCTCCACTACCAGAACCGATTTGTGATGCTCCCACACCAATCAAAGGTACAATTGAACGAACATCACTTGTTGAAACAATACGAGATTTAAAACCATTAGTATAACTATCATTTACTTGAATAATTAATTTATATAATGGTCTTAATGCTTGTACAGGCAATACATTTATATTCATTTCATCCCATGTAGCATTTTGTGCTTCACTCAATGAAGAATATTGATTTTGTCCCATAATATTAAAAACAGGTGTATAACAAGTACTAGATGATACAACCCATTGAACAACATATTTTCCACTGTCACTTTCAATCAATGAACCATTACCATTAGTATCAATTGCGTTATAATATGGTCTATCATTTGGTCCTACATAGACACATTCACTAGAAGGATTTGTTAAATAAAAATTATTTCCTAAATAATAGAGAATATTAGTATTTACTGGTTCTAAAATCATTCTAAATAATTCTTGATATGTTGAAGCACCATTTTCAACAGATATCTTAATATCTTCTTCATAAAAAATACCATCTGTTAAATCATACTGAACATCGGTTGTATCAGAACCAGTGCCAACAACATAACTAATATCTAACCCATAAGCAATCGCTGGTCCTCGTGTTTTATATAAATATTCTCTGGTAGACCAATCCATAATATATTCGTGTCTCATGTCAAAAAACAAAAAAGAATTTGTACTATTATTATTAAGACATACAGCAGCAACAGGTGTTTCGTTACTAAATGTGTATGTATTTTCTCTCAATACTAAATTACCTAATTCATTATAACAAATAAATACTGTACCTATAAATCCAGAATATAATGTAATAGTTTCAACACTTGTTTTTATATATTCTATTCCTTTAATCCAAACAGAAAATGAAGAACTTGGATAAAGAGGACTAATAGTGAATTCAAGTGAATTAACAGAAAATGAAATAAAGGAACTAGATCTGTTTTCAAACCCCATATTGTTAGAAACACTTATAAGACTTTTAACATTAACCATATCATTGTCTTGCATGTAACTTTATATTATAATTAAATATTATAATATTTATGAAATTTTTACAAATAAACACATACTAAATTGTAGTAATCTATTATATGAAATAATTATGAAAAAATGAAATAAAATATATTCACAATATATATAAATATTAATAAGAAAATGAACCAAACTGTTACATACATTGATCCGCCTGTATTAAGCAGTGTTAAAAGAAAATATTCAGATGAATTAAAAACCCTTTTGCCTGTTATTTTATCAATTGAATGTAGTGAATTCCAAACAAATGAATTATTTAGCAAAGAAGGTAAAATGTTTGGACGTATAATGAAGAAGAAAAAAGGTCGTCGACTATATAAAGAGTTAGAAACAAATATACAAACCATACTTTCATACATTAATTCGTTTAAAAGTGAAAAAATGAGAAAACCATATTTAGATGAGTTAAATAAATTAATAATAGCACAAAAAAAAATATGTGAATGTTTGATACCAGGCGAATGTGATTTAGAAAAACTAGACTATGTAATTGAAACAAAAGAAAATATTTCGAGAGAAATAATACCAGAAGAAACGCCAACCGACAAGGTAACTGAAAAAACAAATGAGATTTTGAATTCAGCAAGTGAAATAATAATGAAATATGAAAATTTGAAAGAAGTTGAACTAAAAGATGTCTTGGCACAATTAAATACAATGTATCAAATTGAAATCAACAAATTAGCAGATATTAAAAGAGAGAAAAGTAAAAGTAAAGGAAGTTTTTCATTATTTAAATCAACAAAAAGTTCAAATGAAGAAGAAACTGTTACACGAATTATTAAATCGATTGAATTATCTAGGTTCTTGATTGATCAAAATATTAGAACTAAAAATGAAATGGTTGGTGGCAAACACAAAACAATGAAAAAAAGACATAATACCAAAAAAAGAACACGTAGACATTAAATAACTGAATAATATGAAACCATAATAGATCTCATATTATTTTTAGTACAATGACAATGACAATATAATATAAATTTATTGTCTAATTATTTTTACTTGGAAATCCCTGATTTGTAAAATGATTATAGTTATCAATACACATTCCCTTTGTATTTAGTGAAATTGGTGGTGGATTTGCTAATCCTACTTGACTTGGAGATAAAGTTGTATTTGCAACAGCATAATTTGGTGTATATGGTGTGTTATTCATATATTGACCATATCCTCCTCTCATTTTCTTATGATGACGACGACTATGTTGTCTCTTGTGAGTTCTCTTCTTACTGTGTCCTGATTTCTTGTGTTTATAACGTGACATTAATTTTCTTTTCAATGTTCTAACTCTCTTTTTTAAACTTCTTTTTGGCATCTTATACATTTTAGAAATATTATTTATTTTTCTTTTAAGTTTTTTACCGCCTTTATAGCAAGCACCAGGAACACAACTATTTGCGGCATCTATATTATTTTTTGCTGCTGGCAATCCTTGAGGTATTTCATTACTACTAAAGTTTGCTGGATTATTTGACGAATTTATATTCACATAATTTGGATTAACATTACTAAATGGTTTTATATTGCCATATCCTAGATTTGACGCACTTGAACCTGCCGACATATTTTGTGATATATATTTACTATCTATTTTATTTTTTCAACACAACATTCAAATCTCTATGTAAATGTGCTACTCCTTCTTCTCTTCTAGCAACACGTATTGGAAACCATTTATTAAATTTTGGATTATAATTACAAACCATATACACACTTTTTTCTAAATCGACAAACTTATCTAATTTCTCATTTTCAAATTCATCTTCACTATCACTCTCTTCAAGAGCATCTAACGACTTGTTTTCTTTTATGCTGCGAAAAATTGTATTCATTAAAACACTGGTTTCGTAATTTGGGATAAAAGCAACATCATAATAATAATCTGTAGAATGGTTATTATAGCAATACAAACTGTATATATCATTTTGAAGTTCTGCTTTAATTTTGAAGACTAATTGTTTGCCTATGTTTTTTCTGTTATCTCCATTGTCTCCATATTTATTGGTTAATATAAAATTATTACTAAATGAGTTATTATTAGGTTTTATATATTTTAAATTATTTATGTAAGGTTTATCAAAATATCTATATTGAATATATTTTATTTCATAAGGTAATTTACTAATTTCTACTAAAAGATTATTAAAATCATATGACATAATTGGCAATCCTATTATAGAGAATGATGTGCCATATGAAATTTGTGGTATGTCTTTCTTAAACATATCTCCAAATAATGACAATTTTTGCTTATAATTAAATGTTCTAGAAATATTTTTTCCTTTATAATAATAAACATCTTCAACGGTAATGAATTTATTTTTTGTTTTCCCAGAAAAAAATACTGTTCCATAAATAATTGTACCATAACTTAATTCACTGTTAAAGCACAAATTTATTGGATAAACTCTTTCAGTATAATTATTATTTTCGTCTAATTCAAATAAATAACAAATATTTTTATTTTCTTTAGTGGTAAACCAACAAATACATTTTTTACCATCTGGAATAGCAATAAGAATATCAGAATTGAAAACCTTTTTATGAACCATTTTTTCATAAGAAAGTTTGAAATCATTTGGTAAAAAAGATATTAATTTTTCACTATTAAATTTGTTCATATTATTATTCACACCATTATTATTCACACCATTAATATTCACACCATTAATATTATTCGCTTTTCTCATAATTATATAGTATAACAATATCTTTTTATATCATTTACAAATATATTATTTATAGTATATTACAAAAAAATTGAATATAAATCAATAATATAAAACAATAATTATAGAATAATGAAGATCGAAACAATATTTTTTGAGAATATACAAAAAGAAATTGAATATATAATTGGAAACAACAAAACTGAAAATTTTGAAATAATAGATAATTCTCAACCTGATGATGTTTGGATACACGCAAATAATGTTCCGTCATGTCATGTTATTATAAAAATAGGTAAAGATAAGATTGATAGAAAAGAATTTAAAAAACTTGTAAAAAGAGGTGCTTTATTATGTCGTCAATATACAAATAAAATTAAAAATGATAATAATGTGTCAGAATTTGTATTTACACGTGTAAAAAACGTTAAAAAAACGGATGTTATTGGTCAAGTAACACTACTTGAACAATCTGTTATTACATTATAAAGAAACTGGTAAACTATCTAAAGAAGATGACATAAACCCATTATCATATGCTACATATTCATTATTATTTTCGTTTGAAACTGTATTGACATTACCCATTTGTGTCTTGAAAAAATTCTTTAATTCATTTTTCATTGTTTCAACGTCTGGTTTTGGTATATAATCACTACTATCATTTGATTTGTTACCATTAATATTAATACTATTGTTACTATTATTGATATATGTTGTATCTAGATCTCCGATAAATGTAGTATTGCCAATATCTCTGTCGTGGTTTTCATCAATATTTTTTTTCGAAATAATTTTATATATATTTTCATACTTTTTTGACGGTTCGTTTACTAAATCTTTTATTTTAGGAACTGTTAATGTGGATTTAAAAAAATTTATCAAATAGTGTACTAAAAAAATCAGTGTTATTGACATTATTGTTATTTGTAACATCCATATGAACATTTATTAATTTTGATATTATATTATACAAATATATCTTTAAACAAAGTTTAACTCAAAGATATTTTGTTTTGTTTTGTTTTCATTTCAACATTTTTACAAAAAACTCCACATCTTCTCTCAAATTCATATCTTCAATATCCATTTCTCTCTTTGTTTCAAAATAAAAATCTGTAATAACTAAATCTTTATATTTATCATCATTCAAATAGTTATTAGCAATAGCAATATTATTTCCATCTATTTGTATTTCTTTCTTATCATAATATCCTTTAATAACAAATTCAACAATAGACTTTTCACACATTGAAAAACGCATTAAAACTGTATTTAAAGAAATATGATCAGTTGGTAATTGATACACCTCTTCTTTTTTGAATACAGAATAGTCTACTAAAATATTTTTAATGTTTACATTTGCTTGATGGTTAAAATAATCTATAATTTTTTTTGGACGTTTTTCTTTATCATCAATATAGGTTTCATTTAATAAATATATTTTGTCATTTTCAATATTGTATATTCCTTCATCGGAAAAAATCTCAAAATATTCTCTCGATTTTCTAAAATAATCATTGAATTTTTTTAGAAGTAAAACATTTGTTATGTTTGAAACTTTGTAATCTTCTATATATATT